CTTCCATCCGTTAACGCCCAACAACGCGGTGTTCTTGTTTTGCTTCGCGAGGTCAAGTGCGTCCAGCGCGGTTTGGATAGTCTGATGCAGTGAATTGAGCAGCGAATCTGTAGCAGTCTTTGTGTAGGCATCGCCGATGCCATAACCGCCCAGAGTGATGGCATTGTTCGCTTTACTTGAAAGTAGAAAGTCAGTCTGATTTTTCGTATAGGCATCAAGAATGTTGTACCCGGCTAATGACGTTGCCTTCACCGCATAGTTAGCAATCGCTGCCTGAATCGCCTTGAGCACCTGAGTGTTGTCCTCAACATCCAGAGCAGGCAGATACCCGAGGATCAAGTTGCACAGTTCCTCCTGAACGGCGTTCAACCATTCGGCCTTTATCGGCGTTGGGCTCACGCCTCCCACGATGGTGCCGTAGCGAAACCGGCCAAGCGCAGTGACAAGATCGGTCCAACTGGAAATTCGCTGCATGCTAAAAATCCTCAATGCCGGCGATCGCTGCAGGCGTCACGTAATGGATAACGTTAAAAAGGCTGTCAGCCTGGCTGATAATGTTGTCGACGACTTCCCGTCCAAAGCCCAGCACCACGTCGGTGTACTCGGGTTTTTCCTGTTGGAGACGGCAGGCGAGCATCGCGGCGTTCACTGATCCGTAGAGCGCCGAAGGTGCAGAGGCCAGCCAGCCCCACGGCCAACCATCTCCATAGAGAAAATCTCCGGTGCGCGCGTTATCGACAGTTAGGAACTGGTATTCATCAATCGTTACGGTCACGCCGAGTTGCGCGGCCATCTGGATGTAGTACGCTCGTTGGGGACCGCCCGCAGCCGAAATCTTGTCAGCAACGGCCTTCTGTCGTTCCGAAAAGGTCTGTGACCCTGGCACCGTACAGGCATCAGGTAGCCCCAGCGTCAGTTCCCACTCGGTCAATAGGTCGTTGGTCGATGCCGGAAACACGTCGGCAATCAGATCGACAGCAGTGTCGCTGATGCGTTGGAAGGTCGGAGCAAAACAGGAAATCGCCTGAGCGTGAACGCTACCCAACTCTTTGGGCCAGACTCGCCCACGCGGTAGCAAACCCAACAGCGCCTCCGTGAAGTCATCGCGTGTAAAGGACGGATTTGGCATGGTTATCAGCTATAGGTGATGGAACCGAGGACGGGCAATGAGCCCAGTTGATTCACAATGTTTTGCGTTGGAGAGGTCATAACAAAGCCAGCTGTACCGGCAATTGCGGCAATTGCAGAGTCAACAGCCGACAGCTCGATATAAGAACCATCGTTCAAAGGCGCCCCCTGCTCTGCCAACACCTCAGCAATAGCGCCCGCCAGCGCATCGCGGGTGGCCGTCGATGCGCCGGTCAGTCCCGATAGCGTGAAATTGATCGTACGATCTTCGGGAGCACAGAGGTAAACCATGGCGGTCACCGGCTGCTCGGGAAACATGCTGTTCGCGATAATAAGCTGGTCGCCCGTTGCCGTATTGGCTGGAGTTGCCCGAACGTCTTTGCTCGACACCCCATTCCTTCCTTGCGGAAAACCGCCATGCTCTGCGTTGGCGTCGTCAAGCATTGCGTACACAATCACGGTACCCGCACCAAAGCCATTCGGCGCGCACCAAGCACGCGTCACCCCCGACACCTCTTTGGCCCAGGCTACATAGTCTGCACCAGAGCCGCCTTTGGGGGTGTTCTGGAACGCATCAATCATACGGCTGAACAGGTTGCCGTCTTCCTCCTGATCCGCTCCGCCGGTGATAACGCTAGTCACTGCGCCGGTGGATTGCACGCCGTCGAGCGACGATCCCAGCCTTATCAGGCTACCGATAGCGGTATTGCCCTGCTCGCCAGCAACCTCTGCAATTATGCTGACGATCACGGCCCCCTCTGAGTTAATCGTTGCCGTAGTTAGAGTGGTGAACGATGCCGTATCGCCACGGACCACCTCGGTACCAGCATCGATAACGACACCTGGCGTCCCTTTGAAAGTGACTTGTCCACGCGCAAATGCTGCCTTTTTTCGGTAAACCTTCTTGAGCGCGGCCCATGCCTCCAGGTACTCGCCGGTACAAGTGAACGGGACGGACTGACGGGCGATCCAGTCAAGATATCCGTAGTGAAGATGGGCCATACCGGCAAGTGCCTTGCCCATCACGTTCATGTTGGAAAAGCGCAGCAGGCCGTCAGCGGTCGGTAGACCAGAGGTGATATCCGCAGCAACGTGCGCGCGCAGGTCCGAGAGCGTGGGTCTCGTAAATGGCATGAGGGGCTTTGCTCCTGAAATATGAAAGCTCGCTCGAGGCGGGCCGTGACGACTATCAGGTCTGATTCCAAACCCAGTTGAAATTGAGCGGGGTAACGGTTCCGTCACGGTGAGTCACGGTGATGATGCTATTGAGCCGGCTCCCGCCAGCAATGGCGGTCACGACCTTTACGCTGAGCGCGACTTGATCATCGATGAGCCACTTCAATGCCTCCTCCATGTAAATTTTCGCGGTGTTGGCAACGTCCTGCGTAAGACGGGACCGGTCCAGAAGCCAGAGACGGGAACCGATGGGAACATCCTCGTCGGCATCGCCCCACCATCCTCGCCGGTCGTCACCACCGTCGGGCGGGATGTCCGAATCCTCCGCAATCCGATCAGTGAATAGGCTGATCAATACAGCGCTGGCCAGGTCATTGCCGCTGGCCAAGGCTCCGCCAGAAATTGACCAATCGCCCGTACCGTTCTCTACGATCCAGGTAGTAGTGATATCGCTCATTGCTGCGGGCTCGGTGTGGTGGTGCCAGTGCCATTGGTGTGCTGATTGAACAGCTCCCGATCGGCAGCCATGGTGCGGATCTTATCTTTGATATCGCCGCCCGCGTCGATATCGCCGCTGACACGCAGAACGGGCGTATTCATCTGAACCGCTTCGGCTGCGTTGATTGTGACGGTGGTAGCGTTGTTGACGGTAACGGGGGTGCCACCCGCTTCGACAATGATGCCGCCGGACTTGGTCAGGTAGATCGACTTACCCCAGAGATCGTAGAGCATGGATTCACCCACCAGCAGATTCATGGGCCGACTGCCCTGGTGCGCAGTGGCCACCACCACCGCCTTGGACCTGTCCCCCCCCAGGAACACCATGAGGACATCCGAGCCTTCCGGCGGACGAGAGGTGAACCCAAATTCAGCAATACGCGGGGTACCGTCCCGGGTCTCGGAGTCGTTGAGCTTCACCTGCAGCAGCTGAGCGGACTTGCTGTCGTCGCTGAACGTCACCCGGCCCCAGCCAGTTGCAAGTTGAATCCGGCGCATCATGCGCTGGAGAACACCAGCGGAATCACCGGCTTGATTCGTCGAGGACGTCATCAAAAACCACCTTGCAAAAGCTCGCCATAAAGCGGCGTGAGGTTAATGGGTTGCGGCAGGAACGCTTCAGGCGCCATAAGCGTGATCTCCGCGGTTGTTCCTGGGTAGCTGCTCTTCAAGAACGTCACTTCACTGATCAGCATACTTTCGGCGGAGAACTTCAATCTCGGCAAATGCACCGGGACCAGGGTGTTTGGCTCCCATAGGGCTCCGGCCGAGTCTCGCCAACTATCAGTGGTCAAACGTATTACTCGGGAGCGCCCAAAACGCCTGGCCGCCTCCCACTCCGCGCGCTTGATGGCGACGTCATTACCCAGCCCGCCTCCCTCGGAGATGATCACCAGCGCCCGGTGCCGCTTACAATTAAGGTCCTTCACCGTGTAGATCTGGTTTCCGCCCTGCCCGAGATCAGTAAACGTGTCCACAGACTGGATATAGGCGTTGTAGTCCGAGTAAATCTGGTCGGCTGAAAAATCAATGTATGCGCGCTGAACGTTGACGCCTTCAACAAAGCCACTTGCCGCACGCCTCGTCCCGGCGCGACTCAGGAAAAGGCTTCCGTCGGGCAAGTCGTAAGCCAGCACGGCAGAAAAGCGCGCCATGCGATCAATGATGTCAAACGAAGACTCACCCAGCATCAGATTGGCCTGGGGAAGCACCGGCAAATTACTTACGTCTGTTGCGACCGGTATGCCCTCAGGCACGCCATTGATGGACGGTCCGTAAACCGCCCCTAACCGCTGCGCAATCCCCAGAACGGTTTGATTACTCAGCTGCCCACCAGGCCACTCCGCCGCACAGTCAATTAAATCCGAGCACTTCGATCTCCCTGTAACCTGAATGGAATGATCTCCGGCGCTGATGCTAGGGATGTAGTGGTCTACATACCCGGTCACAACCGGATCTTGGCCAAGCCGAACCTGGCACGCAGCACCAGGTGGTAGCTCAAGGCGCTCAAATTCCCCCGGAAAAAGCTCGGTCATACCAATACTGAAGTCGCTGGGAAGCCGCTCAATACCGCGCGTAACTCGGATATCCGTCCAGCCAGAGATATCAAAGCCACCCAATACAATGGTCAGGTCGTCTTCTTGCATAGATGGTCTCAATGAGTACGAATACGGGAAGTGACTTACCGGGCCAATGCTTTAACCGTAGTCGGCATGAATGCCGGGTGTATCGGGTTGGCCTGCTGGATCAGTTCGTCGGCACGTGAGGAATCACGATAAATTCGATTGGCCATGGTTAAAGCGTTCATAGGAGCGCGAAAGGAAAATGTCTCCAGGCGTGGCAGCGTGGCACCGGTGGTAGTCAGAGCAGTAACCACAGCCTGTCGCAATGCAATCAACGCATTGTAGCTTTCGTCATCCCCTATATCGCCCGCCACCAAAATCTCCGCGTCGAGGAGTCCAGTCACCTTGGTCATGATGGTTATGGCTTGATCGTAAGATGTCGGTACGTAGGCGGCCACCACCTGTCCGATAGAGGCCAGGGCCATGCGCCTCAAAAGTGCGCTGGTGGCATCCTGAGCAACTTTCCGAGCAGCACCGGCAATACCGCTACCGGCAACCGGCACCGGTGTGTATAGGGCCAGCGACTCAAGCAGTTCAATGGCGTTGCCAGGGTCTGCAATGCTCGCAACGAGCGCATCCATAACGCCCTGTACCGCGTCAGTGAATTGCTGACCGCTGCTTGCGTCCAGGTTTTCCGCAGCCTCAACGAGCGTATCCATTGCCACATCGACCGCCGCACGATCGGTCGTGTTCTGGGCAATGAGGTCAGCCATGGTTGCACTGCTGTTTTTGGGTTTTTTACTCGTGATGAGCGCGCTGCTGACGTTGCCATTGGCATATCGCCCAAAATCACCAGTCAACAGGCTGGCCAAGCTTGTAATGCTGCGCACGTCGCGGGTGATGCGCCCCACAAGCACCTTGAAATCAGCGATTACTCCAACCACCATCCCGACAATTGCCTTGCCGAACTTGATGGCTCCCTCGCCCGCGTTTATCACGGCGGTGACCCCGCCTATTACTTTGCGCACAAAATCGAGTGCCGCAGAGAGGCCAAGCGCAGCCGCCATATTGTCCAGCAGCGACCCGGTCGACGTAGTTATTGAGGGAAATACGCGATCGCCGGATTCAATGAAGACGATGCTAATTTCAAAGTACCGCCCCATGTCCCAGCGTTCGACCACGCTCAAGCCCTCGGAGGGGACGCTGACCTTGAGCGCCCCCAAGGTCGGATGCATTAACGCACCAGGCCCTGCCGACTCAACTGCCGCTACCAGAGCATCACGCTGCGCCAGGACGTTGCCACCGCCATACACCAAACTGTCGGTGACCAGAAAGCCGCTCATGCGGATACGGCGCGTAGATCGCCCCATATCCTCAATGTAAGGCTTGTCACGCCCCGGGTATTCATGGAGAGCCAGCCGGCGGCCGAAGCGAGAATCACCGCCATAGACCGCAAACGGCACCCCGCGAAACGAGGCCTTGTTGAGCATCTCCGGCCAGGTCTTGTTGGAGTCCTGGGCAATTTGAATGATGTCCGACAGCAAACTCATGCAATAGCCCCCATGCCCGAATAGGCGATACGGCTCGAAGCCTGGACGTTGCCGTCAGACTTGACCTTAGTTTTCAGGCCTTCAGGCGCGTTTTTGTGTTCGATTTCAACCTTGACGCTCCCTCCATTTTGCTGGGGGGCACCTTGGGAGTAAGGACCTGCCGGAGCTTGTGACGGCGCAGGCACCCTATTGGCGATGACCTCCGCCACAGCTGCCCTTTTTGCAGCATCGCCGTCCGCATCAGCTGGCCGCTCATACTTACGGGAAACGATATCGCCCGCGTCCCTTGCGCTTTTCGCTCTACGCAGAAGATCCCCGGCACCCTGCTCCTGGCCTTGAGTGAGTTCGTAGTGAACAAATCCAAGCTGCTCGTCCAGACTGGAGCCCTGCATTGGTTTCCCTGCCCATTTCGCAAACTGCTGCTGTCGTGATTCATGCCACTGCCCGGCGCCATAAGCGCGCCCGCTATCACCAACAGCCGCCGGATTGAAGTTGCTCTCAAGGCCAAGGTTCGCACTAATCCCCGCAGCCTGTTCTTTCGTCCACCCTTTGCCCTGGAAGAAGGCCATGGAGCGTCCAGTAGCTTCCTCGTTAATGCCGCCGCGCCCCTTGAAGGCGCCGCTCAAAATTTCCGAATCAGAAACTTCCGGGAGGCCTTGTGCGCGACGAATTCGAGCAATTTCCTTATCCTCGCCGTCATTCAGGCTCGAGGAGTACGCCAGCGCGGCAAGCCCGACACCGCCTGCCGCAAGTGTCGCTCCAATTCCAACAGCGCCAACACTCGCCCCTGCTCCGGCACCAACCGCGCCGGCCGCACCAGTTGCCGCGCCAGCGGCGATTGCCGCCGCATCCCATCCAAGCAGCAGCTTCGTGAAGGCCACCACCCCAGCACCGCCCCGAACGAGCGTTACGCCAAGCGAGATAACGCTACCGATCAACCCCGCGTTCATCACACCTATCACCAAAATCGCCGCGTTCTCCCAACCTCCGAGCCATTCAACTACCTTCCCAACCCCTTTCCCGAAGTTGATGATCCCGTCGCCGATCTTTTTCCACTCGACTTTGTTGATCCAGACCGCAAAACCTTTGGCCCACTCGCCAATGTCGCTGGCAATCAAATCGCGATTCACCGCCAGCCAATTGGTGAATTGATCAACCAACGGCTTCATGACGGGGATCAACTTATCGCCGATAGAGTTTTTAGTCCCATCGATGACAATATTCAGCCCGGCCAGGCTCTGTGAGAACTCCTTGCCACGCTGTACGGCATCGTCACTCATGACATAGCCCAGGCGCTTTACCGTTGCTTCGTAGCGCTCAATGCCAGCCGCTCCCTCACGCAGGAATGGCAGCATGCCTCCCAGCCCCAGGTTGTTCGCTATCAGCGCTTGAACCTGCGGGCTCTTCTGGCTGGCAATCGCGTTGGCAATGGCCTTGTATTCCCCCACCACATCCCAAGAACCGTCCTTGGCTTTTTTCAAGCCGATGCCGAGCTTGTTCAGCATCAACAGCGCGCCCTGATTACGGCCCCACTGCGCGTCCTGCATGGTGGTCGCCAGGCTGTTGAGGCTGCCCGTAGCCAATTCGGTATCGATGCCAACCATCTTGGCAGCGCCCTGGAAGGTCTGCAGCTGACCGGCAGAAACACCGATCCCGTGCGCGCTGTTGTCAATCGACCTGCCAAGTTTTGCCCAGTTGACGGCCAACGCCGCGACACCAGCCACCGACCCAATACCCGTAATAGCGGCCATCGGAGCGACTATATTGCTGATGCTGCGAGCGGCGGCGCCTGCTTCCCTGCCGATATTGGTGAGGTTCTTGCCGATGCGCTCAAAGCCAAGCTCACGGCCGAGGCTTTTGAAGGACTTTCCGACCTCTTCAAAGGGTCGAGTCATACGGCTGATAGAGTCATTGACCTTTCGAACGGTCGCCGAGGCCTTATCAACCGCGCTGATCGTGATCGTGAAGGTATTAGCCATCTGAGTTACCCGCCATGCGAATGGCTTGTTTATTCCATTCGACCAGTTCCTTCAAAGTGAGCGACCACGCATCGCGCGGCCCCCAGCCGTAATACTTTGTGAGCTCGGCAATCAGCTCTGGCCAGCCTCCTCCGCCTGACCAGCTTCGGTAAAACCCTCAAGAAACTTGTTCGCCGCGACCAGATCACGTTTGCTGAACTTCTCGACAACACTGCGCGGGATTGCGCCCACCAATGAAATCAACGTGATCGCAGATCCGATCATGGTGTCGGCCCGAGCCGCTTTCTCCATCTCGCCCGCGGTCGGCTCACGCAGCCTTACTTCTTCGTAAGTGACGGCGTTTTCAGCTTTACCGATGATTACTGGTTTGCTGAGGGTGATGGTGATTTCGTCTTCAGACATGGATCAATTCTCCGTAACGGAAGGACCTTCCCACTTCACTTCAATAGTGGCGTCGGAAGATTTGGATTCTTGTTGATCAGTGGTCCACATGTTGCGGCCAATGATGGTTTTGCCGTTGGCAAGCTCAGCGACGACGGTGGCGTCGTTCATCGCATTGATGTCGCTAATGCTGAGGTTTGAGGCATCACGCAGCGTGGCGGCGATGTAGCCGGGCTGCGGCGTTTCGCTGTAGCCGTGAATGCCGTCCTGCCCCTTCAAGGTTTCGCGGGACACGCCGGAAACCTTGTAAGAGAAGTCGCCGGCCAGCATGTAGTTCACGCCATCGATGGTCAGGTAACAGGTACCGGCAAGGCGGTTGGGGTCAGCCATAATTTTCTCCAGGCGAAAAAAAACCGCTCAAGGCGGCAGTGGACGAAAAGCCCGGATTACAGCCGGAACTGGGCCAGTAGCGCAAAAATGCGCAGTTGGTTGATCAGGGTCCCAGGCCAGAGCACATCGACTCGGTTGGGGTTGGTTCGGTTTTTTTCGACGATCAGTTCCTTGGCAAATGCCTTGGCATCCTGGACAAAACCGTCGTACTCCATCGCCCCATATTGAGCGATCAAGTCGGCCTTGATAATTTTTGGCGTGACAATCGCCGAGCCGGGCGCGAAGCGGGTTCCGTCGGCTGCCAACTTCACTCGGGAATACTTGGTGGTCACCAACGACCGCTGGGCACGCAGTACGTACATCAGCAAGAATAAGGTTTCGATCTGCAGATAACTGTCATCTGCTGCCCCAAAGCCATTCTCTTGATACGTGGTGATCAAGTTATCGATCGCCACCGTGCCATCGCTCGACACGGTGAAGGTGGAGATGCCGTCCCACAGCAGTGTGTTGCGCTCACCAAATTCGAAGCGCGAAGGGGCCGGTGGCGCCAGCACCGTGCTCAGCGTCAAGGTTTGCATTGGCCGACCAGGATCAGCGCGCAGCGCCACCGCAGCGGTCCCCGCCAAATCAGCCGCCCAGATCCAGGCCGGCGACGGGGAGTCATAGAAGCCCATGATCGATTCATGCTGGTGGTTGCGAGCATTGCCCGCAGTGGCCAACGTCGAAAGCGTACCGCGCTGGGCTGCGAAAATGTGTCCATAAATCTGGCTGGCATAACTCCAGCGCCCGGTTTTGTCGTTGAGCAGATTCTTCAGGGCATTCAGGGATGCCGTATCGGTATACGGACTGACGATGAAGTCGAAGGCCTCGTCACCCAGGCTCGCCAAAGCAGCGTCGAGCACAGGGTTGGTAGCACCGGCGGCCATGGCGGTGATGGTAAGCGTCAGGCCCACCGGTATTACCTCTCCGCCGGCGGTGCCCAGATAGTTCAGGCGCAGGTCAATGTCGTTGCCGGTGGCCCCCTTGTTCTTGGCCGTGAACTTCACGGTCGCGTCGGTTGCCACGGCTGTCACCGGAAGATTGCCGGTGCCATTGACCAGGGCAGCCAGGCCCGTTGCAATATCCGCAGCAGGCTCATCCGTGGCCACAGTAAAGCTGAGTAGCTGGCCGGCGATATAGAGCGAGATAACACCTGTTCCACTGGGCGCACCAGCGACCAGCAGAGACCCACTGGCAGCCACAGAGCCCTCGGCGTCTGCCAGCGGCAAAAACCATACTTCACCGAAGTTATCCGAGGCTTTATAGGCCGCGGTCATCAGCGCCAGCATCGAGCCCAGGCCGCCTTTGGCCTGGGCATCACTCACGCCCTGGCCGAGCACGGGCACATTAACCACACCATTACCAGTGGAAGTGACCTGCCCGATAATCAACGTGCGCTGGGTTTGTGCACCACTATTTGCCTGGGAGTTATCGACCTCGGCGTAGAACAGCGGAACCCGCACGTTCGAAGGAATATTGCTGAATGGGACGGTCATTAACTGTCGCTCCCTTGGGAAGTTTCAGGCTTGGTGGGCTTTGCCAGTGGCAAATCAGGCGAAATTTCCGCCTTGGGCGGAGTGCGTGTAACGTCATTACACGCGAGCCGACGAAGCCAGTAGTGATCGTTGTCAGCGACCTCTCGACCTTTTTCCGGCAGAGCGTCACGTTTGACCGGGTCGCGTACCAGCAACCCCGGAGTGGGATAAATTCGCATGATTACTCCTGCGGAAATTCGAACGAAAGACCACCCTCCGCTCGCCCATCAGGGCCAACATCGCGCGGCGCCGGTGTGACGGAATCGGGAAACGGTGGATCGGCATAAGTGCCAGTTGGATCAAATACGTTGTGCAGGTCGCTGGTGACGATAACCCCGTCCAGCGGAATAAACGGATGAACACCCACAACCTCTGCCACCGGATCAAAAGGCGAAGGCTCCAATGGCACCTCCGATAGATAAAACTCCTCTGGCCCCTGGTAAAACTCCATACCGACATCCATGACAAGCTCGCCTAAGCTCTGATCGCCCTCATCACTTTCAACCATCTCGGACCGGATAAAAGGAAACTGCTGCAGGCGGCTCATCAGTGGCGGAAAGTTGATCAGCGCCCTTTCAATCTGACGCTGTATCTCCTCTAGAGCCAAGATCATCGCCGCAGCTGTAGCGTTTTTGGGCAAGGCCTTGAGCTGGACGCGAGCACTGATCCGGATCGTTGCTGTCACGGTGAACTGTGGCCCTCCCTGGCGCCCCAGCGACTCTTTGTTTTCTGCCGGAGAGTGAACCCAGATGATCGGGTAGCTTCCGCCCCATGTCGGCCAGGTCCTGGCGGCGAACACATTATTGCCAGCAGCAGTACCCACCTTGAGGGCTTCGGCAGTGATCTGCCGTAACTCGGAAGTCGTGGTCATCACATCTCACTCAGCATCAGTTTTGCCCAGCCATGGCTATCAGGCCGAACCTCCATCACCAGGTAGCGCTTGGAGACGCTCGGGATGTAAATCTGGTCATCCTGAACGGGCGGCTCACGAAAGATCGAAAGCCGTACTCCCAGCACCGGCTGCGTTGATGTCACACCAACCAGGGGGTCGATCAACTCGACCTCCCGATAGGCCGAATCAAAAACGCCGTCGATGGGGTATGCCTGCCGCCCGACCGGGCAGTACGTCACCTGCCCTTCCGGTCGCTGACCTTCACCAAAAATGGTTTCAAGCGGCCCCAATACCAAGCGGTCCCAGTCGATCATTAGGCAATCCTCACGGTTGGCCCCGATGCAACAGAGACGTGCGGTCCGGTTTGAGGTTTCTCGACTACGTCGCCGTCGGCCAGAAAGCCGAGCTTGATCAGAGACTCGACCTCATCCTTGGGCACCTTGACGGTGCCGCCAGGCCCAACGTTTTTACCGTTGACGCCGACCACGGTTCGGCCATGAGCCACGACGGCCTCCACTACAGAGCCCCCCGTTCCTGGTGCGCCAGCCATCAGCCTTTGCTCGGCGGAGTGCAGACCTTCGCGGCAAGGCAGGCGTTAACACGGCTAGGAATGACCAGCGGCGAACTCTGCATCAGCAGGATGCGCTGAGCCGGGTCGTTCTCGACCCAGGTCTTGGGCGCGTAGGGCATGGCCTGGTAGTTGAAGTTCGGATCAAGAATCGAACCGAAGGCGCGGGTGCCGAGGAGTTGCTGGCCGGACATCAGCATGTAGCCATCAGGCAGCATCGGCTGCTCGACGCCGTTATCGTCAATGAACCACTCGTTGTACAGCCACAGGTCGTATTGACCCCAGCGGCCCTTGTAAACAGCACCCGGCGCGATCTGCGGGCCAATATTGATGCTCCCCGCCTCGGACTGTTTCGGGAAAAAGATGGCACCGAACACTTTCTCGTCGTTGGAGAAGGTCTGCCAAGCCGAGGTGGTAAACACCAAATCCGTTGACTGCGCGCCGGAGAGTTGGAGCATCAGCGTTTGCCATTCTTCCAGGTTGTTCGCCGGGATGGTGTCGCGCCCTGCAGCGTTGAAGTTGGCCTTGATACCCCACTGCTTGTTGCCGGAAAGCGCAATGCTCAACTGGGAATCGCGACCGAAGTCGACGACCTCGGTTTCAAAGCCTTCGCCCGAAACAACCACCTTGCCGGTGAGCAGCGCAGACGCTGCCATCCACTCAAGGCGGCGGTCCAACATATCGATCTGGTCGGCCATCTCGAACGCGACGTTGGCCATCTCGCGCTCGCCGGCAGTCATGGTGCCGCCGCCGATGCGTTCGCCGATCTGGCGCATGATCGGCTTGCGCAGGTCTGGAGCGCGCTTGTCCTTGATGTAGGCCGGCTTGTAGGTGTTGGTCTGGTAGCGGCGCTGCTCAACCAGCTTGCCCTGTACCAGCGGACTGATGAAGGGAGCCATGCGACGCAAGCCAACGTCGATGTCGATGGCCACGAACTCGGTCTCGGAGCTCTGAATGTTCGGGAAGAACTTGTCGAGCAGGAACTTCTGCGGACGCTTGAGCGTCGGCACGACCTGAATCAGGTCGGTGGTGCTAAAAGGAAACGAACTGGCGGCGGTCATGAGCCTCTCCAAAGCAAAAAATGCTGAATCCAGCCCACAAAAAAACCCGCTTCAGCGGGCCTTTGTGGACGGTGGGTATGGGCCGGATTACGGCGCCGAGTTATTCGACGGGGAAGCCGCCGAGAGTGAGGTTTTGGCAAACAGGCCGTACGGGCGCATCGCCGATACAAGCGCCGAGAGCGACCAGGTTGGGCTGTAAATCAGTTGGGCGGCATTGAATTCGCCGGCCAAGTACGCACCAGCCGTCACCGGGCCATCCGTTGCATCAGCATCATCGACCAGAATAGCGAGCGGAACCTGGCTCCCGTCGGTAGCTGTCCGAACGCACTCGACATAGGTGCCGACCGCATCAAAGACGTTGACGGTGAAGCCATCACCTACCACAAAGGCCGTGGCGCCCGCAGTGATCGTCAGATTGATCTCGGCGTGCGCAAACGCGGCGCCGACAGTTGCATCGCCCAGCGCCACGCCTTCGGGGTTGGTAACACCGAAGGTGGTGGCAGATGTCGCCAGCAGCACGTAGCCACCGGTTTCAACGGCAGAGCCAACAGTGACCGCGGACACTACGCCATTGCCGGTGTTGCCTGGCTTGGCGTTGACCTGGACCGGGCTTACGGTTTGTTGCCCCAGGACCGTGCCGCGCTGAAGCACGCCAGCAGCCAACAGAATCGGCTGGGTGACCAGGTTGCGGGCATCGGCAATCAGCTGGTCAGGGATGTACACCTGTGCCTGAACGCCTGGTCTTTGTGGGTTGTCTCGAATTTCAGTTGGAATCAGCGACATGCTGTTGATCTCCGTTTGGCGTTGAGGTTACTGGGGCTTGGCGCGGGCGGCAGCCGCGATGATTTTTTGGGCGATCGGCGACATGCTGGAAGACTCCACGCCACCATCGCCGCCGGCACCGACATTCGTCACGTTTGCTGCTGCCATCCGGTCTTTCAAGTTGCCGCCGCGACCACTTACCGATCCAGCAGCGTTAAGTGCGCTGATGGCAGATGCAGCAGACATATTGGTATCGAATGCAAACACCCCGGCCTGCTCGGCATTACCCGACTTCAAGCCATGGGCCATGATCTGGGCGCAACGGGCGCGCTCTTTGGCGACCGCAGCTTTGCTGGATTTCGGGCTGTCCTGATCGTCGTCATCCTCGGCATCCGGATCATCGTCGTCACCTTCGGCGCGTTTGGCTTTGCGGCCTTTGGGGTCGTCCTTATCGTCAGGGTCATCACCCTCGCCCTTGGCCTTGCGCGCCTTTTTGTCGTCATCGTCATCCTCGAGGTCATCATCCTCGGCACGCTTTGCCTTGCGACCTTTCGGGTCATCCTTGTCATCATCGTCGCCACCGTCTTCGGCGCGGCGCGCTTTATCTTTCTCGTCGTCACCCTCTTCAGCATGCTTGGCAAAACCAAGCAGGTGCGCGAAGGTCGCAGCAGCAGTCATTCTGCTTCTGGTCATGGTCATCAATCCTCTAAATGGTGGGAACTAGGCCAGCTGGGAGAGCAGTGCCCGGAAAGCGGCGTCGGGTGCCGCGACAACATCAGCCAAGCCCGCATCAACCCCGGCAGAGCCGAGGTAGGTACCAGCCTGGGTTGCGCGGACCTTGCTGGCCGCGATGTTTCGATTGCGGGCCACGGTTTCTACGAAGAGCTCGCCCATGGTGTCGATATCGCCCTGGAACCTCGCCAGCGCATCAGCTGACAGCGGGATTTCTGAGTGGCCATCGGCCTTGCGATCGCCGTAGGTGATGAACGTCACCTGAATGCCGGCCGATGTCAGCGCCTTGGAAAAATCCACATGCATGCAGATCACGCCGATGGACCCAGTGCCACCGGTGCGCGGAACGTAGATACGGTCCGCGGCACTGGCGATCGCGTAGGCAGCCGAGTAAGCCGACTCGTTGAGAATCGACCAGATCGGCTTGGAGCCCCGGGCGTTGTAGATCATATCTACCAGGTCGAAACACCCGGAGACCTCGCCGCCAGGTGAGTCGACATCGAGCACGATGGCCGCGACCTGCGGGTCATACAGCGCGGTCAAAAAAGCTTGCCGCAACCCGTCATAACCTGTCATGCCGCTCCAGGGCCGGAGGGTGCCGGTCTTCTGCACCAGCGTGCCATGGACAGGAATGACCGCCACGTTGCCGACCAGGTCATACCCGCTATCACGGGACTCCCGGTCGGCGTAGCTGTATCCCTCCCCCTCCAACGCCATCGGTGTTAGGTCAACAGCATCGCCGCTGACCCGCATCATTCGACCGATCCCCATACGCTCGGCCAGGGCGGCCATGATGACCTCGGCCTTTTCCGGGCGGATCGCTACCGGCACATTGAAGAGCCGTTGGGCAAGATGTCCAAATTGCATTAAGTCGGCCTCGGTTTCTGTATGGCGTCGTCCGCCGATGTATACCCGCCAGGGATCTGCATACCAGCCCAGGTAGGAGCGGGAATGCCAAGCTCTCTGAACTTGTCGATCTCGCGCTTGCGCTGTTCCAGCACCTCTTCGTAGTCCAGCCCCTGCTCCATGCATTCCTGTTGCAGCGTGGAAAGGCCGGCATCCATCCCCAGCACAGCGCCTTGCTTCTCGGCGACCGGATCAATCCAGCCACGGGCCGGCCCCATCCACTCAGCACGCGAATACATGGACCGGCATTCCATAAACTCTGGAGCACCGTGTGGCAGCGGGTAATCGTCGACCTCCATAGATTCCTCCATGAAGCACCCCAGCACTGGCTGCGCGGTGTTATTGGCGAAGTCGTTGCGACGGCGTGTCAGTGTTTTGAACGCCTCCAGCAACGCGCCACGGGCCGAGCTGTAGTTGGTGTCAGACCAGTCGTGTGACATCTGCTGCGCGGAAAGCCCGGTGGCCGAGGCAAAATTGCGCAGGAACGATTTCTCGAACCCAGCGAAATTCGCGTTCGGCCGTGTGGCGGTCACTGCGTTGATCTTTTCGCCCGGGAACAGGATCGGTACCCGCGATTCGCCCAACATGGTTTTGCGGCTTGCGTGATAGTCGGCGCGCTGCCCTTGATAGGCCGACAGGTTGTCATCATCCCCCACCGCCTCGGCCACCAGGTTGTGATCGAATGGACTCTCGATGTAAGCGCCAAAAATCGAGTTGATCAC